ATCACAGGGATGGAATCACTTCTAGAGCTGCCAGACCCACGGATGTAGCCACCCTCAGCGAATGCGCCAACAGCCATCGCTCCGATGAACGCTCCGGCTGCGGCGGCTGGCGCAAGGATTATGTTGAGCGGAAAGGGAACCGTTTCAAAGACGGATTTGAAGGCGTGAACTGCCGCCAACTTCGCAGCCATCAAAACGGACCGTAGCCCAGTCGTTCGCCTTATCGACTCGCCGGCAGCTGCGGTCGTCGTGTCGCTGGCAAGACCGGCCGCGTTGGTGGTCTGTTTGATCAGTAGCATCTTCAGGTGATGAGAGATCCACTGCGCCCCGAGCTTCTCCAGCGAAGTCACGCCCGTCATCACGATGCTGTTCCAGGTCTGCTTCAACGCATCGCCGAAACGCTGATGACCCTCTATCCAACCATTCAGTCCCGTGGTGAGGTGTGTGCTCACCTGGTCGATCGCCTGCAGCGCTTCGGTGCGCCACGACATCCAGGTCGTGTCCATCTTCGTCATTTCCGTCCGAAGCTTCAGCAGTTTGGTCTCGTCCTGGTCAGCCTGCTTCGCGATGTCGACGGCTTCCGCGTTCGGACCTTTTTCTCCGCGCGCTTCGGCTGCCGCCTGCGCTGCCGCGGCCTGCTGGCGAAGCAGTTGCACCTTCGCCTGCAGGATGGGGATCTCCTTTTCGTACTCGGCGCGCAGCTGCCGCTCAGCCTGGTAGGGCTGAAGTTGATAGTCCGCAACCTTTTCCTGCAGCGCGGTTTTCGTCTCGGCCAGCTGAGCCTCGCCGCCTTCAAAACCTCTTTGTGTGTCAGTGACGGTGGTGCGAATGTTGCGGGCGGAACTGTACTGCGCGATAAAGGCATCGATCTCGACTTTGGTTTTTCCGAGTTGCTCCAATTCCTTGCGCAGCTGCAGATCTTCGATCTCGATGGCGAGCTGCGCCGACTTCACGCGCGAGCCTTCGAGATCTGCGAGCTTTTTCTGCGCCTCGAGTTCTTTCAGCAGATGATCCTGCTTGGCTTTGGCGCGAGCGTCTTCGTTTTTATCGAGTTCGGCATCACGCCTCGCCAACTCGCGCGCCTCCTCCACCTCGATATGAGTGATCTGGTCGGTCAACTGACGAATTTCGCGCTTCTTGGCTACTTCCTCGGGAGCAGTTGTCGTTGAACGCGCCTGAGCCTGTACCAAGAGGGATTGCACTCCGATCTTCTCGGCACCCAGCGCCTTCAGCTCTTCCGTGAACGCCGCCTGGATAGCACCGCGCCGGCGGTTGAAGTAGTCTTGGAGCGAGAGCAGGCCCTGGTCATAGTCCCGCTTGTCTTGTTCCTCACGCCCCTTCGCCAGTTCGCGATAGAGCGCGAGTTCGTCTTGCGCATGTTGTCTCAGTGCACCGGCTTCGATGCGATCGCCGCGTTCACGTGCAGGTTCGGGCTTGCCCGGCTTATTGTCGTCGCCTCCCGTGGGAATCTGCGGAGGAAGTTGCCCAAAGGCAGCCTTCGCCATGCGACCAAGATCAGACCACGAGCCCTTCAAATCGCTGCCGACGTTTTTCCACGTTGTTTTTATCGAACTACCAGCTTGTTTCGCATCTTCAACAGCTCCTTTGAAATCACCCCTAGCCAGGTCGAACGCTATCTCTGCTTGCGCCTTCAGACCCTCAAAAAGAGTGACAAGTATGCCCGCCACGATCTCGAATACGTTTGCCGCAACCACACCGACCCCAGCCAGTCCCAACCCAATCGCGGAAAGGATAGGAAGGAAAATGCTTCCCAACTTGCGACCCTCCACAGACATTTGCTCGGTAACAACTTTGAAGCGCACCGAGGCCTCGGTCGCTTTATCAGTGACGCCGCTAGCCTCCCCCATTTCTTTTATGTGCTGCTGGATCTCTGGACCGAGAAGGTCGAACATCGCAATCAGTTCACGTCCGCCGCGACCGAACAGAGCCACCGCGGCTTGGTTTCTCTCCGCAGCTGACCCCGTCTGCCGGAAACCGTCCGCCACCCGGTAAAATAGTTGCTCCGGGCTAAGGCGTTTCAGTTCCGCTACTGAAATTCCGATGTCGTGGAAGCCCTTGATGGCCTTCTTGTTGCCGTCCACCGCGTCCTGTTGGGCCTTGAGCATTTTGCTGAGCCCCACGGACACGCGATCGAAGTCGCCGCCCATCTCTCCCACGGAGTCGTGCAACCCCGCGAGACTGACTACGGACATGCCGGTGGTCAGGCTAAGATTCCGCATCTGCAAGCTGAAATCGGCGGCCTCTTTGACGTGCTTGACGAGCTCCAATGCGCCCGCGACGTAGATGAGGCTTGACCAGGCGCGCTGGAGAGATTCCGCGCTCGATGTGGTCTCCTGCTGCTGTTGGTGTAGCTGCTTCAGTTCGTTGCGCAGGGCCTGGATGGTGGAAAGCAGGGCCTGATCACCTTCCACCCCGAACTGAAAGCCAACTTCCGGCTTGTCCGCCATGCTCCCTAGAGTGCGGGAGCCGCGCGGCCGAGCTCAATTGGAGATTAACTTTAGCGTGGCGCAATGCTGCATGGCAGGCGACTCCGCAGTACCTGTTCCAACTCGCCCGCCTTCAACGCCTTGTTTGTCCGAGTGTCGATGATCCCAACGAACTTCCATTTATATGGGGGTGCCTCGCCGAGACTGTCGCCTGCAGCGAGATAGGCGAACTTCAGATGAGCACGTTTGTACGTGAGAAAGCGACTCGGCAACGTCGGCTGCGGGTGATCGAATGCAGTGTTCATCTCGTGATCTGGTTTGCCACAGCGAGAGATTACCAGGTCGGCGTCGTTATCGACCCAATCTGGCGTCGTTGAACTGGATGCAGAACTCGATGCCTTTGTCCTTGAGCCTTCCATCATGGTCTGCGCAATCGCGCCCAGAAGAGCAAGGACAAAGAGGGCAGCAAGGAACATCACGAAGGGATGAGTGAAGCGATGGCCGCAGTTCGGGCAGACACGAGCATTCCCGGCGACAGGATTTTTACAGGACGGGCAGGGCAATTGACGAACCTCCGGGGCAGCTTCAGCGGCTAATTCAGCACAGCCGGCGGCGGTGAAGCAGGCGAGGGCTGAGGAAGAAACGAACGGCCGCAACCGGCACAAAATGCAGCACCGGCTACAGAAAGGTTCCCGCATCCAGGGCAATATTGGCCACCAGCCGTAAACGCGCCCTGCACAACTACCTGAACCGGGGAAGGTTCGTTGGTGAGAGCCCACACCAGCGCGACGACCCAGCCGACCAACGTCCAGCCGAGGAATAAATTGAGCATCAAAATCGCGATGTGATTGCGCTTCTTCCGTCCGAGAACTGCCGGCAGGAAATACAACATGCCGCCGACGATGATGGAGATCAGACCAGCAACAACGCGAATCAGTGTGAGGTTGTCCATGGGAACCTGCCTTTTATCGAAGGATGCGAAGTCACGCGCCGCTCAGAGGGAAGGGAAGCCCGCGCGCGGAGACCATCCTACACCGGGCGCGGGAGTTGTCAATGGCCCGATGGAGGGACGAACTGAAAGCCCAACGATTCGGCGCTAGGCGATTTTGGTGATCGGCGTGGCCGTGCCCACGTGTGCCGGTTCGCTGATCTTGCTGATCAGGAAGGGCTGCTGTCGGTTATGCGGATCACCCCACTTCACCAGGGTTTCTCCTGGCTTGCAGGTCAATACCAGTTCCGCACCGGCCGGAACCGTGACCCGAAAGGTGCCGAGCTCCTCCCGCAGAGCCTCTGTGGGATCGTAGGTGTTGATGGACTCGCCGAGCTGCATACTGTTGCGCATGAGTGTGTGTTACCCCCTTGAGTAGAGATGGTGGGGCAGTTTGGGGGCGGACGGGAAGTGGCGGGGTTGGTTCAGGCGGGCTTCGCGGCCTTCTTCTGCTTGGCCCAGCGCGCCAGGGCGGCGCGGCGAGCTGCGGCTTTGCGTTCCGCCGGCGTCGTGTTCTTCACATAAGCCTTGCCACCTTTACGGCCTTCTTTGGCGAAGAACTCGCGGGCTTCTTTGCTGAGTGCCATGCGTGAAGTTACCACTATGCGGAGGGGCAGCGCAAGAATTATGTTGACAATGCGGAGGGGGTCAGCATAGAGTCAGAATCGTAACCAGGCTAACCGGGTGCTCTAACACCCGGCCAGCCCTAACCAGAGCAAGCCTTCAGAGGAGGCCCGCAGTGGCTCAGATCACCATAGCACTCCATCAGGAACTCACGAACATCCTGCTGCTCATCGAATGCCTTTTCAAAATCGGCTGCTTAACCGGTTTGATCATCGTGCCCATCGTTCTGATCAGCCACGAACAATGGAAACGCCGTCGCCCTTAGCTTTTCAGGATCCGCGGCGGCCTGGGCGCCGAAGCTGCCCGTTTCTGATGAGGCGCGAGCGCCGCCCAGACGGCCAGGTCATGGCGATAGCGCTCTTCGGCTTCGCGCTTCAGGATGGCCAGGTAGGCCAGCAGCAGATCGCGCAGCGGCCACTGCAAACGCTGTTTCACCTGCGCCGGATCCCAGTTCGCGACAACCCGCACCGCCAATCCCCACTCTCCCAGATCCTGAGCGCCGCGCTCGCGCCAGCGCCCACCCTTCAGTTCTGGAGAGAAGATTTCCGGGAAGTCGCGGCGAATGCTGTCGCGTACTGAAAAAAACCCACGACGAACCCCACGATCGCCGAACTCATTGCCCGCTTGTCTTCAGAATTGGTGACGGCCGCGAACGTCTCCGCGTTGCGCGCAGCATCTTCGAATGTCCAGGGCTTGCCCGCTTCGGTGAGACAGCCGGCCAGCACGTACGGGCTGCGGCCGGAAACCATGATCTGCGTGAGCAGCGACTCGGCCGTCTGAGTGGGATTCTTTTCGGCGGCCAGCAGGATCTCGATCGCGCCGGCCAGCCGCAGCTGCCCGATCAGATAATCGTCCTGGGCGGCGCTCAGTTCCTGGGTGACGCCGTGGAACTTGCGCCCGTTGATGGTGATCAATTGTTCTTCCATGGCTAGTTCCATAAACGCTTACCAGAAGTTCCCCCTCATCCCCGTTCTCGCTCTCGCCTGCGGTCTTCGCGTGGGCTTCGCAGTCCACCCCTAGTTTCCCGCCTGAGTCACAGAGGCACGGTGGCGCACCGTGGCACCAGTCCACGCAAACAGAGTCGTCACGTCTGCCGAGGTGAGGGCGCGGTTGTAGATGCGCACGTCATCGAGAGAGCAATTACAGTTATTGCCTGGACCGATTGGGTCGGCTGCGAATATCAGGTTATATGAGTTGGTATCAGGAGTGAGAGTTTGGGCGACTGGTGCAGCATCGTCATAGACGACAATCACCAGGCCGTTCAGCGGAATGTCTCCAGAGGTGAGCGCGGCAGAAACATTCTTTTTGATCGCGATCGCCGATCCGCCGTCCACCGCTAGCGTGCTGGCGCCGGTGTTGGCGTGCGTAGCGAAGAACATGATCTGGAAACCGGTCTTGAGCTCCGGTCCGAGCGGCGCGACTGTGGTCACGGCGTAGGCATTGGCCGCTCCGGAATCGGTGGCAAAGGCGGGCCAGCGCGAGCCCTTTGCGTAATCGATGTTAATTGCGCCCTGGCCGTGCGCGAAACAGGAACAAAAGAGCAGGAGCTTAAAAAGAAGCGCGCCGATGTTAGGCGAAGTAAAGCGCATAGAGTTTATCTCCCCCCAGCGGGGCAATCGGGTTGCCAGCCCCGTCCAAGAAATGTGTGGTGAGCAAGGTCCCGGAGACGGAAAAGTCAGTCACGTGGAACGCTGTATTCCAGACCACGCCGAGCATCGCCTTCCGCGTCTGCGAGAGCGTGAACCCGGTATTGCTTCCGTCGCAGGATGCCGAAAGATCATCGACAATTAGGTTGCTCGTGCCCGCATTCGCATCTACGTAGGTTTTTACCGCCTTCTGGCTGGGAATCTTGCCATCGGAATTCGCGGCCAAAGTCCCGTCGGTATCGAGGTCGACAAGTTCGTCGACGCTGATTTTGATATCCGTAGTCTTTGCCATTAAGCTTCCCTCATTTCACTTCACGCCCCGCTTCGGCAGATACACCACGTTGGGCTGCGCTTCTTCTGCGGGCGGATCGACGATGGCGTAGGAATACTGCATGCGGGTCGCGTTCTCGACCTCGGCGGCGATCGCCGGACCGAGACGCGCGATGAACTGGTCTTTCCAGGCAGGAGAACGGCCGTGCCAGGTCTTCAGCACGGCAAAGCGGCCAGCTTCTGGCGAGTCAAACGAAAACGATACGCCGGCGCGGCGCTGGATCTCGGCCGTCAGGCGCTCCGGGCTCATCGCCTTGACTTGCTCGAGGCCGGAGAAGCCCATCTTGAAGAAAAGTTGCGCCATAGCGGCGTCGCGCGCCCGTTCCGCGGCCTTTTGCGCGGCGTAGAGACTGCGCGCGCGCATGCAGGCTTTCTTGGCCGCTTCCACCTCTTCGGCCGTGACCTGCGGAAGATCGGGAACAAGTTTGCGACTGGCCACTGTGCACTCCATTCATCGTAAAAAGCGCGCGAGCGGGCGGGCTCCCCCGATCCGCCCGCTCGCAGCCGGCAACAACTTAATCGCTGAGCAGGAAGCGTGCTTTGAAGGTGGTCGCCTTCGTGGGATCCGCATTCGTCAGCTTGAGCGTATCGAAGTCGTTGGTGAATGGATTCGCAAACGTCGAATTGACGTCCCACACCAGCTGCTTGCCGGCGGTCAGGGTGATGGTCTGCTTCAGCACACTAGCGGCATAGGTTTTGACCGTAAGCGCCAGCGCGGAAAACAGACAAAGGCTCTGCAGTTTCGCAATGGTGATGTTTATGGCTTCCGCCTGGTCCGTCGTCGCTGCCGGAACAGAGACGTCCACGCCTTCTTCCGCGGCGCCGCTGAAGCTTTCGGTGGTGTTGGCAATGGTGCCTTCCTGCGATTTGTAGAGCACGCCAATCGAATGCGTAAACATGGTGTTTTTCTCCTTCAAAATTCGAGCCGACTGGCGGCTCGAGAAAATTTGTCAAATCAGAAACCTTTGCCCTGCCCTAACCCTTAGCTCGTGGCTCCGTAGAAGGTGGCCAGGAAATATGGGTTGTCAGGATGGTTCTCGCTGTCATCGAGCACCATCACCTCGAGTTCCCAGTTGCCGTACTCGTCTTTCACCAGTTCGAGCTTGCCGGTGGGCGACAAATTGCACTTCCACCACTCGACGCCGATCATCTCGCCGTCCGTAGGATCCGGAACGAAGCGCAGCGCGCCTTTCACAAACGGCTTCACCGCGCCAGCAACCTGATCGAAGGTCGTCGCAAGCGTCGAATAATCGATGGTCACGGCCGCGGCGTCATCGACAGCCGAGGTGAGCGGGAAATAGATGATGCCCTGAACCGCATCCTCCACAACGTAATCCGTCCCGGCAACCAGCGCGCCGATGGAGATCGATGCCGGATCCAGATTGCGGCCGGCAGTGGCGAAATATTTGCCTTTCTTGGTGACCGTAGCGCTGGCCAGAACCTCTCCGGAGACGGTCGCGGCTGCAATCACAAGCTCCGTTTTTCCACTGGACATGAGCGCGATGGCCATGTGATCGGAAGAAAAGTCGGTGCCCGTCATCTTCAGCGAGACGACACGCTTTTTCACCGCAGTGGCGATCAGCGTCGGCGTCGCGTTGATATGCTGAAAGAGCTCAGCCTTGTCGTCTTTGATTTCCTGCTCGATTACCGTGAGGTTGCCCAGGTGCTGATACCCCGTGCGATTCCCGCTGGCGTCGAAGACGTCGATGAGCATGGAACCTTTGCCCAGCATGGGCAGATGCGGAACTGGATAATGAATCGGCATTGTCGTTTGTCCTTCCGTCCTAAAATCGTCGAACTCGGAACTCTCTTAACTCCTCGAACTCGGATCGAGCCGGCTCGTTCTGTAGTGGATCGCCAGGTGCAACGCGGCGCCGGCGAACACTCTGTCAGCTTCCGTGGCTGTCCACTTCATTGGACCTTCGGTCACGCCCATGGCGAGACCGCCCAGCGTCTCGTCTACCGCGATCTGCTGCATGATCCACAAATAAAGCGGATCCACAGCTTGATCAGGCGCCTGGCCACTATCTGGCACCACGCGCATCTCGAAAACCACACCCAGATGGCGCTTGGTGATCGGCGCCTTAAACTCTTGCTTCGCGAGCGGCGTCGGCTCCTCATCCTCGAAGTACACGAGGATGGCCGGCAACTTATCCTGCTCGACCGGCCGCGTGCGCTCGCGATGCACCGTCAAACCTGCTGGCGCCGGCGGTGTCTCCGCCCCCGTCCCCGTCAGCAAATTCACCACTGCCGCCGCGATCTGCTCGCGAATCGAACTCACTGCTTACACCGTCGACGCCACTGCGTTGATCGACGGCCGCAAAAACCATTTCCCGCCGAGGGCTTCGAGTTCTGCCATATCTCCGATGGCGCCGCCCAACGTGATGGTGTTGTGCGCGCCTCCGGCAATTCCTCCGCTCACGGTGATCACGTGCGCATGCGCCGTCGACGCCATGATCGTCAGGCGCTTCCCGTCGTCAGTCGTGTTTGTCGGATCGGCGAGCGTCATGGCGAGAGCGCCGCCGCTTCCCAGGCGCACCAGGCCTTGCTTTTCCGCGATGGCCGCCGATGCCGTCTTCGCGGCAGGAACGGTTTCCTGGATGTCGCCAGTCAGCGGGCCAATGAAGCCACCCGTGTTGGTGAGTGAATGCCCACCGGTAATGGTTTGAGCCGCGGCCGGAGCTTTTGAAACTTTCGTGTCGGCGTAGGCCTTGATCGCCTTCTGCGAGGGCACGCTGGTGTCAAGGTTCGCGGCCAGAGTTGCGTCGGTATCGAGATCCGCTGCGGTGAGATCAAAAATCTCGGCCGCGGCCACGTTGATTCCAGTCGTTGGGTTGTTTGCCATTGCTCTCGTTTCCTTCTCTCTCAGGCCTTGCCCAGATAAATTGCCGTCATCGTCAACGTCATGTGCGAATGCTCGAGCGCGTAACGAATCACGTAATCGATGCCATCCACGTTGATCGGCACGTCGCTCTCGAGCACCACATCAGCAAAGTCGCTGCTGAGCACCGTAAGAACCAGCACCCGGCCAACCACCTCGCCGCGCTTCTGCGTTCCCGAACCGGAGCCGCTGGCAAAGCCTGACTCGCCGCCCATCGCACCGTCGTCGTAATCGAGAAGCCCGAAAGCGTTCACCGATCCGCAAACCACCGGCACGCCAACATCACCCAGCATCAGCTCGAATTCGGCTTCGGTGGTACTGGTGCTCAGCGCCATCGGCTTACCCTCGCCGTGTGGGCTTGGGGTCGCGCGACGTCGGCTTCTCCACCGTCACCGTCGAATAGCCATCCTTCTCTTCCGCGGGCGTTTCGTCATGCTGCAGCGGATCGCCCTCGGTGGTGAGTTCAGCCTGGCCGGAAGAAATCAGCTGCGTCGCCAGATATTTCGGCAACTCGTAGATCTCGCCAGCACGGCCGAGTTGGCCAGGGCCGAGTACAACGCCTTTGAGCAGCTTCACCTTCGCCGTGCGCACCGGAGGCCCGGTCATTCGCTTCACTCGCACCATGCTTCAACCCTCGCAAAACTTGTTGTGCGGGACCGAACCGTAAAGGGCTTCGATCCCCGCGCTTTTTGTAAACTCTTACTGCTTCAGGCAATCCGTCGCTGCGGCGAACGCGAGGGGATAACGCATTGCCCAGTCGGTCAGGATGAACGTGGTCAACTCGATCAAGCCCTGCTTCTTCAGGCGATAGGGATCAACCACCAGCTCGAAGCCTGATCCCCACAGCCCGTTAATCATGGAGTTAAAGACGCCGACGATCAGAGCGTGGCACTTCGGGTGCCCAGGCGAACCGTCAGAAGTTCCAACCGTGAAGTTTTTCGGCACCTGGTTGGAACTGCGCGACTCGTTTCCGTCGATCGTGTCTTCGTCGGTCCAGATGGGATCGCCAGTCACGTTGACCGTAGTGGCGCCGGCCGGAGCGTAGAGCAGCCGCGGAGTGCGCTTGAACAAGCCCTTCATGCCAGGAGTGGTGAGCCAGGAGAAATCGCCGACCTGATCGGCGTTCGCATCCTCGAGCAGCTCTTCCATCAGCGTGATATCATCCCAGCCCGGCTTGGCGCCGTTGCCGATGTCATTTTCGACCGTGTAGTTCTGCACGCCAGGGGTGTGCAGGATGCCGGTGGGATCGTCGCTCAAACCGGTGCCAGCGATGCCGGCTGAGTCGATGGCCAGTGCGCAATCGCGCGCCAGGTCCATGCGGACCAGGTTGTCAATGTCGATTACGGCCTGCGCCAGCAATTGCCGGGAGTAGGAAGCGCTCGACTGATAGGTTTTCGGCGTCATGGTGACCTGGGCCAGCGTGAGGTTGCTGTCGGCGACGTCAGAGCCGGGGTTTTCGGCTACCCAGGAGCCAGTCGCGCGCCCGGTTTGTTTCGGGAAAGCGATGTTGCCCTGCAGACCGCTGATGGTCTCGGCGCCCAGCTCCTTCAACCGCATGCGGTTGTATAGGAACTGGATGAACGGACCAGGCTCGGTGAATACCAGCTCCTGGCCTTTGGTGGAAGTGTCAGCCGCCAGCGTGGTGGCGCCGCGCGTCGAGAGTTTGGCAAGAGCTTCGCGGACCTGTTGAGGATCAACCCGCAGGCGCCAGGGCACGAACAGGCCGCCGTGCTTTTTGCCTTCGTGCCGCTTGGCGATCTCGTCGGAGATTTCGGTCTCGAACGAGGTCTCGCTCTTGTTGTTCTCGATGCTGCGCACCTGCGTCATGATGCCGCGGCAGAGGTTGTACTGCTTCTGCTCGCGCTCGCTGAGCTCGAGTTCGGCAGCGGTCTTTTCAGACGCCGGCGTGGCGATCGGTTTGCCGCCGCGTTTGGCAACATCGGCGAGAATTTCGCGGGAGGCGACCTCGACGGACATGCCTTCCTTCTCGATCATTTCGGCAGCGCGCTTCGCGTCGATGCCGTGAGTGGTACAGAGACGGAGGATCTCCGCCACGTCTTTGGGATTCATGGAACGGACCTCGGTTGGAATTGTTGGCAGCGGTTTTCCCGCTGCCGATCGAACTTGAACTGGGAATTCGGTTTGGCCGGAAGACCGGCCGGGACCAACGGTGTAATCGGCCGGCACAGCGACCGTGGAAGCCTCCATGGGCATCCACTTGATGACGCGATAGACGGCGTTCTTACCGTTTTCGTCGTCGGTCTCGCGCTCTAAAACCATATCCATCACGCGGTAGCCGATGGAAGTGAAGGCGCGGATCCGGTCCTGCACGTCGCGCTTGATGTCCTGCGCGCGTTGCGAGCGGGAAAAGCGGACCGTGCCCACTGTCTTTTTGTTCTCGACGCGAAAGTTATCGATGATTCCGACCTGGTCGCCGGTGTCGTGATCCACCAGATAGCTGAGCCCGTTGCTGGTGCGGCTCAGATCAACGGCTTCGGGCGAATGGTCGAGAATTTCATCACCAAACCACCGGGGAACCGGCGTCTCGGAAGAAAATGACATCTCGAAAACGTCGCCATCACGTTCCTCGACCTCATCATCGTCGTTGGGATCGTCGGGATCCGGCTCAGCCTCCGCGGCGGCGCGCCAGGCGGCGAGCTCTGCGGTCTTCGCGGGATCGATGGTGATATTCAGCCGTTTTGCGAGCTTTTTCAGGCGGCGCCAGGCGCGCGCTTTTTCTTTCGGATCTGCGAACGGGGTTTCATCGAATACGGCGAGGCTCTCGCGAACTTCTTTCGCACTTGCCGGTTTCTTGGCCTTGCGGATCGCCTTCAGCTCCACAGGCAGGAAGCGAGTGAGCTTTGGAAGGGCTGTCGGCGTTTCGACCGGCTTGCGTGTCGCAGGCATAGCGAATGTACTCAGGTTGCCGTGTGCCACCTATAACTCACAACTGGAGATTCACTTCACTCACATCACCTTCAGCGGCGTCACGCGAGCAGATTTCTCGTCCGGCTCGCTGGGTTCTTTATCTGCCGGTTCATTCTCGGTGGGCTCATTCTCGTCATCCACCGCGGCCGGGTTGTGCGCAGTGTTCGGTCGGGCCTGGATATCAGCGACCAGGTCGATGCCGAACTGCTGTGCCACCTTGTCTTCTTCCGCGAGCTGCTCAAACACTTCTTCGTAGTCGCCACCACGATCGGCAATGACCTGGTCGCGCGTCTGCAGCGCCGCGGCAATACCCATGACCGCCGCTTGCGTTTCTTTGAAGGGATCAACCCACTGCCAGCCGCGCGGGATCCACTTGCCCTCTTTGTAGCGGTCCGGATCCTTGGAATCGAGCTTCAGGGCGCCGGTGAGCAGCGCCATCTTCATCCACTCCTCAAAAATCGGTTGCATGAAGTCTTCGGCGACGTGCTTCTGCACTACCTTCCAGCGATCGCGCTCGATCAGCAGGCCGGAACGCAGCGAGGAATAATTCACACCCTGCAGATCGTTGGCCAGCGCGTTGTAACTGCAGCCCAGGCCGCTCGCCACCCAGCGCAGATTGGTTTTGACGAACTGGTCGAAGGCGTTCGAAGGATGATCGGGCTTGAATTCCTTCAGCGTGTAGCCTGGCGGGATCGCCTCGATCATGCCGGCATTCGCTTCCATGCGGAAAGGCTTATCCGGATCGGGTTCATCGAAAGCGGCCGCGTCGTTGCACTCGAGTACCGCCATCTTTGCGGCGCCCACGCGCGCAGCAACGATTTCCGCTTCCATGTAGCCATCGAGCATCTTCAGCGACATCATCACCGCATGGAACCAGGTGAGACCGCGCGTTTGGTTTACACGATAGGGATCAAACTGATGCAGGATCTGGCTAGCATCGATGCGGTCGCGCAGCAGCGAGCCGCCAAAGTCGGAAGGGTGACCGGGATTCACCCAGTAGGCGATCGGCTTTCCCCAGCTGTCGACTTCAATACCGAGACGGATCTCGGCTTCCCGTTTGCCCGGTGGACGCGAGAACAGGTGATCGACCTGGTCCGCATCGATGGTTTGCAACGCGAATCCCCATTTGTTGTCGAAACCTTTGACTTTGCGGATGAAGTTCTCGCCATCCATCGCCTCGGTGCGTAGCGAGAGATCCTGCAGAGCTCGGAATGAGAGTTTGCCGTCGACGGTGCAGTTTCCTTTTTTGCACCATTCGGTCCAGGCGGCTTCGATCTTCTTGTTGGTCTCGCGATCGATCTCGCCCTTTTTATCGCGGACCAGCGATTGATAGCGAATGCCGTTTTGGCCGATCACGTTCGCGCTGAGCATGTTGAGAAAGTGCCGGCCGATGGGATTGTTGCGCGCTAACTCGCGGGCGCGCGCGCGCAATAGGCGCAAATTGCCGCGGCATTCCTGATCGGGCGAGAGAATCGGGGCAACCCAGTCGAGAGTGAGGCGCGAGCCCGCGGCGCCGGAAAAAACGGAGCTGCGTTTGCTGGGAGTGCGCTGCAGGCCGATGGCGTTGAGCGCGCGATCGACGATCCGAGCGAAAGCCGGCTTCTGCAGCTGCTTCATTGCCCAGCTCCTGGCAAGCCAGTGACGTCAACCCAGGTCGAGGGGAAGTTGACATCGTTCGATTCGTCGACGAAGTCGATGAGGACCGGCGCGCCCACCTTGCCGGGATTCTTCTTGCGCCACACCATCGCGGAGTAGTAGCCGCGGAGCTTTTGCAGCTCCATCATCGGAATCTTTTTCACGCTGCGGCCGCCGCCGAGAGTGGAGGCCTGCACGGAATATTCCTCGACGTCGGCGCTCATGCGAACCTGAATCTCGGCCTCGACCGCGACCAGCATCTGTTCGGCAAAGGAAAGATCCACGCCGGCGGGCGCCGTCGCAAGATCGGCCTCGATCTGAACTACGCCTTCGCCGACGCGATAGGTTTCACCACCTCCGGAGCTCGAGACGCGCTCCGCATAGCGATAGATTCCGGCCGGCACTTCACTGTCGGAAGCTGCAATGGTGACGAGAAAGGACGAAGAATCCTGCGGATCGACGATCGCGGACGCGCTGAAGACTTCCGTCGCTCCGTTGAAATAAATTTTGTAGGTCCAGCCCTCACTGGGCGGATAATCGTTGAAGGCGCGTCGAAACTTCACCGTCTCGCCGGCGCTGAACAGCACCGGGACTTCATCTGGAATGGGAGGCGCCACGTGCCCAGAGTGGCTGGGCTAGGCGAGAGCGGCAAGTGGAGAATAACTAGGGAACGGAAGGCAGGGAGACGATGGAATTCAAAAAACTCACGTTGACCGCCGCGAATGGCGACGTGTTGGAGTTCGATCTACAGATGCAAGGCGTCGAGGCATCCATCTCGCTCGACAAAACTCGCGCCAAGATTGTGGTTGAAGGCCCATGGCGAAGGCAAGAACCTCGCCTGGCTATTCCCTCCAGCGATTGATCCAGCCACTACGATCGACGCCAGGTCGCGGCACTGATCCCTTCGAGCGCGCCCCTTCCGGATCCGGTGGATCCGTCGCTTCCTCAGCCAGTTCGCCCAGGCGCCGCACCGTCATGTTGCCCAGCGAATAGAGCGCAGCCAGCGCGTACACTTCGCAATCGAGCGCTTCGTTGCGCGCGCGCGTCTTCACGTATTCGCGCACCATGCCACGGCCGCGGCGATAGCGCGTGATGCGCTTCTCGCTGGTCAGCTGCTCGAGATATTCATCCTCGGCCCAGTGAGGCAGGTGAATGTAGCCGGCGCCGGGCGCGGGGATCTGCAGGCGCGAGAAAATGCGGTCCTTCGCAGTGTCGGCGCCGATCATGTAGAGCCGCACCCGGTACGTGTTGTTCTGCGTGAACTTTTGCAGGATCTCTTTGCCGCCCTCGCTCGATCCTTTGCAGGCGAAGATGCGGCGCGACTGGCGCACCTTCACAAATTTGTAAACTTCATCAGTGTAGTGGCCACCCGAATCGATGAATACGGACGCGATCGGCATCATACGTCCGCTCTGGTGTTTCCACCCCAGCGACAGCGTAGGCGGCGCATTCTGAGATCGCAGCAGTACAGTTCCAGATCTTCGTTCAATCGAAGCAGTGCGTAGGAATTCATCAAGGTCATTCCACACCGGCTGCTGGCCCGGATCGCCGAAGAATTCCTCATAGGCGATCAGCCAGGACTCCTCTTCGGCGCCCCAACCCTTCACCACGGCAACCAAGCGATCGTCCTGGACGTCGACCGCGGCCGTCAGAAGGCCAACACCTTTCGGAACCTCTGCTTCTTGCTCGCCATCGCCTGCGTATTTTTCGCAACGGCGGCGGAGATCGTGCGGCTCAAGGGAAAATCCTTGCTCTTCCCAGGTCTCAGCCAGCCGCAGGTTGATGAACGCCTTCAGCTTCTCGGGATTGCGCTGCGCGGCGATCCACTCAGTCGCCAGATCGGCCCAGATGTCGCGCCAGGGCGAATACAGCGCGTTGATGGCGAAGCCGACGACCATTCGACCCGGGAAAGTTGCCACCCAGCTGCCTGCATCGAGCATTTGCTGCTTATAGCGCTCCGGAATCAGCTTTGCGCACTGCGCGCACTGATAACCGACGCTGGCAGGCACAACCTGGCCGCCGGCATCGACCTGGTAGATCAGCCGGTGGGCTTTGCTCTCAGGATCGCGCCAGAAAAGGCCCTGCATGCGACCGCAAAAAGGGCAGGGAACGTGGAAATAGCGCTGGTCACTCTCTTCGAAGCGCTTATCGATGCGGCTGAAGCCCCTGGGCTTCGCCGGCGTGGAGCCTTCGACGATCTTGTAATCGGTGAATTGGTCTGTGCGGCGCTTCCCGATCTCGATGGGATCGCCTTCCCCGTCCACATCGTCCGGAAATCCCTCAGTTTCATCGAACAGGACTATAGGAACCGCGTCCGATCGCAATCCCGTGCCGGAGTTTGCGCCGGTGAGCTTGAGAAAGCCTCCGGGAAATTCCTTCAGCTGCAGCGTGTTGCCGGCACGGCGTGCCGTGGCCGGCCGGATCTTCGCTTTCAGTGATGGCGTTGACTCGATCATGGGCGCGATACGCTTTTTGCCGTAGTCTTTCGCGTTGTCGATGGTGGGCTGCACCAGCATGATCGGCCGCGGGTCGACGTCGATGTAGTAGCCCACGATATTGTTCAACACGGCGTCGGAGTAGCCTATCTGCGTCGACTTTTTCACCACGATTTCGTGCACGTTGGGGTCGCAGATCACGTCCATCATCTCGACTTGGAAGCGCTCTGGGCGAAACGGGCCTGGCCGCGCAGTGGTTCCTTTGGGCAAAATGCGGTTGCGGCGCGCCCATTCGGACACCAGGATGTCGGGCGGTGGGGCGTAGGCCTCGTAGACGCGCTTTATTGCCACCTGGAAGCGCTCTGCGGCGGTGGCGTGAGTGGCTAACAATAGCGCCCGGTTCCTTTGCCCAGCTGCGTCGTTGTCTTAATCGGCTCTTTGGCACACTCAGCGACCTGTGTGGCCAGACGTCTTGCTCCAACCAGATCATCAGGACGGAAGTCGCAATCGGACTCATCGAGAAAAACACAGAGGAACGTGCCACCACGATTAATCTGCAGCGCGAGCTTGTCTTCCCATCCGGCTTTGTCGCTGCCGTACTGCGCATAAGTTAGCGCGTGATGGCAGTGAAGAGGGGGAGGAAGAAGCCGCTCCAAGTCTTTCAGGAATGCGATCCAGAATCTTCTCATGCTGTGACCTCCGCAAGGTGTGAGAGCGCTTCCTTCAGCGATTTCTCGATCTTCGCCTGCAGCATCACGCGCGATTGCTCGCCGAGAAGATCCGGAGCGATGCGCGCTGGCACGGTGAGGATCCGCGCCTTGGTGGTGATGACCAGGTCTGTCATTTGCTTCTCGACGTCGGCGATCGATACCAGTTCTCTTCGATGACTGGCGAGATCGAGCTCCTGCATATCCGCTCGAGCCGAGAGTAAACGCAATTCTTCGCTGTAGCGCTTCTCAGTCTCACCGTCTTCATCGGTCTCACCGGCCAGCTGGCGCTCGAGGCGCGCGATGTACCAGTCGAGCACGGCGTCGACATCGTATTTTCCGCGCGTGACCCGCGGCAAACCTTCGCCAACAAGCTGCTGGATCCGCCGCGGCGTGAGTCGAAGACGTTCCGCGATCGCCGCGATGCCAACCAGCCGCGGCTTCAGCGGCCGCGATGCCTTCGGCTTGGACTTTTTCTGCTTTTTCCTCTTCATCACGCAAAACGAAAACGAAATCGGGTTTTCAAAACGTTACGCTGGTGCCCGCCCGCGCTCGCCGTCACCCGCGACCCGGTGGCAGGGGGGAAGGACCCGAAGCGAAGGCATGGCGAACAGAATCGGGAGTTCTCGAGAAGTCTCAGCGCCGTGCACGGCCAGCGAGCTCCTTCACAAACTCTTCGCGCCACACGATCGAGAATCGATCGAGCACAAACGCGCGCGCGGTTCTGACGAAATGCATCTGCGCGCGCAATGGCACGGCGCGTTTGAAGCTGTAGATCAAAGTCGCGCCACTCTCGTCTTTGCCTTTTGCTTCGCCGCGCTTAGATCGTCCGCCTCTGCGGCCTGAGTTGCGTTGAAAGATGCCAACGCCAGGAATGACAAAGGTGCGACGATCGCCGCGATACTGAATCTTGCCGAGAGCCGTGACGTGCTTCTGGATGTTGAGCGCTTTGTAGAGCAACGACGGCCGCACGGTCTGTGCGAATGTGGGACGCGCTGCTTCGCCCGTGATCGGCACAGCAATCTCGCTTCCAGCGCCTGGCAGCTTTTCGCCGCCTTCTTCGAACATTGTTAGCAGCAGCTCGCCGCCCTGAACGTTCTTGTTGATAGAAACTTCAGTCCACAGAGAATCTGGTCGCGAGTACTTCGTCAGCTGCACTCGATTAAGGATGAACTGTTTGCGGATCTGAAACTCGCTCTTCAGTTCATCGCGCTCTATCTGAACTACTTCCTTCGCCGTACGCGTTAGCGCGTTGTTGGTGACGTAAGGGATTTTTCGCAGCAGCAGATCAGTGAGCGCGATCGCTCCTGAAATATCGACCTGGGTCTTGATCAGCAAAACAACCTCTCACGACAACCTGGCATTCGCCTGGACTGTAAGCCGGTGCTTGTAAATATCTTCGAGTCTCAAGCGGCCCACTGGCTGCAGCAGAACGACGATGAGCATGGCTTTGTCCGGACGCGGGCTGACTGATCCTCGCACCCATTGATAGATCGCTGTCGGATCTACCTCAAGGTCGCGCGCCAGTTTTGCGACGCCATATCGCCGCACCAGGCGCGCGAATCGCGTTTGCCAGCGGCATGAGGTGGTGGGTTCACTCTGCAGATTGCTGAGGAGCGGCGCATTTGCGCACTCAGGAAATCGAGTTTGGGCGTCGTCTATAAAATGAGTAGGTTGCGGATTCATCATTCCTCAATCGAGAAGGGAAGAGCGCTGTGGCTGGACATTCCCCGTTTGTTTGACCTGAGAAGTCTAGGCTTAGCAGTGGGGGAAAGGCATATTACCGAAGTGTGATAACGGGGCTGAGTGCTGTGTTTAGTGGGGAAGGGCTAGGGTTTGTCCTTGCCGAAAATGTACAGCGCCAGCACCGCGCCCAGCGCCAGCGCGCCCCAGACAGCCAAGACTGCGAGCGCAATAAACAGGAGGTTCATCGCGGCCACCAGAATAAAACTGATCGCCAAGACCACGAGGCCCACCGCGAGCAAGAGGAGGTGCGGGAATCGATCATTCAAGCCATGCCTTCATGCCACCACCGCCCGTTCGCACCTGCAAATTCTTCCACCTCCAATGGGGAAGCCGCACTCCGTTTCGTCGGCGTGGATGTGGCCGCACTCAGGGCAGAACTCATTCCAGCGTCTCTGCTGGAAGGGCGGACGCACTTTCGGGCCTGGGCTGAGTTGCGGACCAGACGCAGCTTGGGACTCTTGCCTGATGGCTTCGGCCATATCCAGCAGGAATTTGCGAAAGTCGGTTGCGTCGCGTAAGTGGTAGACGTGGTCGGCCAGGTAGAGGAGAAACAGACGGAGTTGGAGCTGGGCTTGGCGGGGATCGCCGGGGGCGAACTGGAAGTCGGAGAGGAGGTCGTGGGAGTTCATTGCGCTTGGTATCCGTGGAAGAAGTTGGGTTTGTCGTTGGCGCGGGCTTCCATCGTCTTCGAGAAGGTGATGCGCCACAGCTTCTCGTAGGGGAGACCGTTTTTGATCTTGCAGAAGATAGCGAGTCCCCAGACCGGCAACCCAAAGTCCGTCAGTGCGGCAAGCGCGCCGAATCCCTCGGCGTCATCTCCCCTTGCAACCATGTCCACGGTCGGTTCAAGGTAGGAATGCCCGTCTCCGCCTTGGCAAGATTGGCAGGTTTCGAAGCCATAGGCGTGCAGCACCCGCACGGCAAAGCTAATGCCCGGATCAAGGCCACGGTAGAAATCTTCAGAATAAATCTTCGTGCGCAACGGCACGTCCCCTGCATGCAAGATGAGAATGCCTGCTTCATCGAATTTGGGTCCTCGCGGATTCAAGCCTTTTTTCACGCCGCAGGCCTCACACTCGCCGGAGCCTTGGGAATCCCGTGTTGACGGCAGACTCGGCAATCGCACTGCACTCTGGGTACGTCGGCGCGGTGGCCGCAGCTCCAGCAGAAAGTTTTTCGCCCGTTGGTGTGCGTCTCCACGTCGTTCGGTTCGTGGCACCAGGAGCAGGTCTGAGTGACTCTCATGAAGCGTCCTCCCACAATCCTTTTTGCTTCGCGCGGTGTTCCCCCTGCAGCGGATGGGTGCGAAACCAGCTCAGACATCCCATGTACGCTTGCTCGAATCCTAAGCCGAAGCGTTGCCAGAGCGCGTTCTGCAGAGCCTTCGGGAGTTCGCGATAGCACCGGGAACAGAAAGCATTGTGGCGGCGCTTGCTGCCAGCGCAGCCTGCGCACTTGGTGGAGACGAAGGCCTCGAATATTTCACGCGACTCCACCTACGCTTCCTTCCTTTCCGCGCTCGGCTCCCCGCGGGCGCTCAGACATAGACTCCACTGCCAGCGGAACTTCAGCTTGGGCGCTCATGGCCAACGCCTCCAAACCTGCTCGATAAAAAGATTGCGCCAGTACTGAATTCTCTGATTACTCGTCGGCGCAAACCCTTGCGATTTCGTCAGGTTCTCAGCCCATTGCCGGTACAGATCGTCGATGTCATCCTCAGCACCAGATCGCTTTAACGCTGGGCCGTTCTGGTCGGATTCACTCACGCTTCCTCCCACTCTTTCCGGAGCGGGCGGGTTGCCGATTCCAAAGAAAGTAAAAACGTCACACCTTTTGCGGCTACCTTCCCGTCCCCGAAAACTTGTAAATAAATTGCGATCGCGATCGCGCCCGGCCCGAGCCCGGTGAAGAGCGCGACCTTCGCGATCAGTTGGGCGAACAAGCACAGGTTCGAGAGGAAGGAGTGCATCACGCTGCCTCCGAGTTCACTCTGGTGAATGCCACGACTTTTTCTTCTCCGCATCCGAAACAGAATCCCACCCGTCCCACTTCCGCGATGTCGTAAACTTCGACAAACATTTGCGGCCCTCCGCAGTTGGCGCACCAGCGCATATCCCGATGAATTTCGGAATTGAGGACGGCGACTCCTCCCGAGCCGCCGCTCTCTACCACCGTCGATGAAGTGCAGAAGTTCAAAAGCCCGGCTCCTTTTCCTTGGCGACCAGAACCTTAAAGACCTTCATGGCGTTCTGCCCCGGCTTCTGGAAAGAGTTGTCGTCTTTCTCATACCGGATCTGAACAAAGTGTCCAATCATTCCGGGATGGAGTTTCTTGTCGAGATCGTTCGTCCCGAGACAGGTGAAGCGATCTCCCCCTTCCGCTTGGAACAGGTATTCCATCGCCTGCTTTTCTTTCACCGTCACCGGTTCGATGGAGAGCAGAATGCCGCTCGCATCCTGCCCGGGTTTGGTGAAACTGAATTGTTGCGGCGCTTTGACTTCCTGCATCTGGCGCCGGTTGATCGGGGTTGCTGGTGCTGTTGCCATCGGTGTTGCTCCTTATGCGGCTGGTTGCCGCAAACTCATGTACTTGCGTCGAGAAAATTCTCGCACGCTATGATCAAGGCGCTCCGCCCACTTCGGCGTTCTCTCGTGACCGGGACGCGGCGCGTACTTGTGCCGCAAAAACAATCCAGGGCGAAAGGACTGCGCTTCCTCGAAATCTTCGTCTACGTCTCGCGACTCGCGCTCCACCCGCATTACGCCCTTAAAGTCGATGCTCACCTGCTGCGGCCGCACCCGGCCCAACATCACGATGTCTTTGCAATCGCAGTCGGGGCAAGGCTTTCCGGCTGGGTTCTCTTCATCCGCAAACGATAAACCGTAGAAGCTTCCGTAGGTGCGCACGAAGCGTTTTTTGTGAACCGCGGTCAAGAATTTGTCGAGCGCCACCGGGTCGCCGATCAAATCCGAAAGTTTCGTCACATACTTCACCAACTCCCGCGTCGTGCCCTGATCGACAGCGTTGATCCACACAATTTCCCCGCGATGCTCGGTCGCTTCGATCCAGAGCTGATGCAATTCTTCGACGGGAAAGTACTCACCCTCAAAGAGCACGTTCAGATGCGGGTGCCAGGTATAATCCTGCGGGTTGTAAGTCACTTCGAGCGCCACCATGCAGCCCTTCACTTTCCGCTTCCAGCGCACGCTTCGGCGCAGCCGCGTCCAGGATTCCCACAGCAACTTCATCCCCTTGGCCAGGTTCACCTGGCTGCGCTCCGAGAGCACGATGTAGCGCATGGTGGATGTGTCCCGATCGAGCAAAAAGCAATCCACCCGAGCCGCCAGAACCGCCGCCCTCCGGCAGCAACAGTGCGGACAAACCCGGACCGAGCAGGAATTCTCGGCCTCGGCCCAGTCGTGCCCCTCCCGGCAACGCCAGTGGCGAAAGGTCCGGTGGCAGTCCATCACGGCCGCCGCCTTCCTCCGGTGATTGTCGGTTTGGGCCAACGTCTCCACCAGCAACTCCTGAAGTTCATAACGATCCAAAAGGCGGAACTCTTTCCCCAGAAACTCTTGCCGGGGATCCGAGGCAAACCCTTCGGAAGAAAACACTTGGCTGCGAGCTGTCGAGCGATCTGTCGAGTTATTCACTGGTATCAAGTAAAGAAATCAAAACCTAGAGTCCTCTCCGCCGAAAGCGCATTTTTCGCTCCCGGCTTTCCCAGGTTTTCTCCTTCCGACTCAGGCAGCACAAGCCGGGGCAAAAAACGCCCCGGCGAACGGACCAGGTTTTCTTTCTCCGACTCTGGCATGACGGGGCGGAATTTCCCTTTCCCGTCCCGTCTACAGCGGAAGCAATCGCACTCTTCATCCTCCGGCCATTGCTCCCAATCTTTTTCGTCCCCTTCGCGGGAAGAGGGTTGAGTGCCGTCAGTCTGCCGTCGTCGTTGCGGGCGAGAAAACCTGGTGGAAGACTCGGGGACCGCTCTGGGATTTGGACCGGCGACACTCAACTCCATTCCCGCGTACATGCGGACGCGAAACTGCAATTCGGCTTCGTCCATCTGGGAGACGTGGTAGGCGGCCAGCTCGGGCGATATTTTGTGGACGCGGACCATCTGGGAGGCGACGAATTGGCGGAAGGTTCTCATCGGTCGCCCGCCGCGAGGCACTTGAAGTCAACCAGCGGAAGGGCGCGATGGACGCGCTTGCGGGGCGGACGGGAATTTACAGCTTTTTTTCTTTTACGGGCTGGCGGGTTGTTGTATGCTCTGTTTGTTCGCATCAGTTCTCCTTGACCAGGGAACTTTTCAGACGGCGCGGCTTATCTCCCGCGCCGTTCGTTTTTTTTGGGAACTATATAGTTAATTCCCTTGACTCAGTTGCGTCCACCGTTCAAAACTCGAATGCGCTGCTGGAATTTCATCTCAGCGTCTCGGAACTCGCGGCGAATGTGCTCTATCGCTTCGCGTGGGTCGATTGCGCCTAGATCGTCAGTCATGCTGAGGAACGCTACTGTGACGGCATTGTCAACCGACTTCTTGAACTCTCGCAAAGCTTCTAGTTCTTCCAAATCAGTAGTCCGCATTTGCCCACTCCATGCTCCGATGTTCCGCGTGTACTTAGGGAGTTATGTATATAGTTCCCTTTTTTTTAAGCCAGAGCTTTCACTGCCAGCCGCCCCACTCCTACGGGCGGTTTTTTCGGTGGAAGATTCCAGCCCCAAAATTCTTCGTAGTGGCTGCCGAGCATTACGCGGCGGCGGGCCACGATGCGCGGCCAAACTTGATCGGGGTGCACACCGAGAACGTTAGCTCGCATAGACGAGCGGCTGAGGATTGCCGCGTGCGGGCTTCGAGCGTGGTGATCCAGGCGATGCGGATGTCATCGCGCAGCCAGAGGTCGATTTCTTTCCCCTCCGCTTGCGCGAGGTAGGCAAGAACCCGTTCGGACAAGACCATGTCGCTCCGCGGGGAAAGCGGAACGGGCTTTATACACTCCAGAACCTCCACCTGAAACGAGCGCGGGAGGGTTGTTACGGGAACGGGAAACAGGACAAGGGTGATCAGCCAGACCACGAAGTGCACGGGCAGGAATTTCATGCCGCCGCCTTCTTCGAGGGTTGGCTGACGCCCTTGGCAGGCTTGCGGGTCGGCTCCTGTTCCGGTGTCCGATAACAGGTATCAGGTACATAGATCGCGCGGGAGTCTTCAGGCGTGATCGTGTCGAAGAGAGTGGGCGCGTTGCCGCCGCCGTTGCCGCCTCCGCCGCCTCCGCCGCCCTTTTTGCGGTGCTTGGCGCGCCAGCGCCGCACGCGCCCGATCTTCGAATGCTCCGGGGAGCAAAACTCTTTGCGGGGATTATCGGTTTCGAACTTGGCGCCGCATTCAGTGAGGGGACAAACTCTCTTGGATAACATGCGTACAACGGTAACCGTTACAGCTTCGCAAGTCAACAGAGAAATTCAAGTTCGGCTGTGCAAAAACCGTGCCTTCGCTGGTTCCCAAAGGCGAGCAAGACGATCTGACGCTTCTGATGTCTGGTCAGAATCTAGGTGCGGGCGCGTTTAGAGAGGCGCCACAGGGTTGAGCGCGACGGACCGCGCTCTCCGATCTTTGGTCCCGGTTTTTTCGCGCCCAGTTTCTTCATGCCGTTGCGGATCCGCTCGGCGATCAGGTTGCGCTCAAATTCCGCGATGGCTGCCAGGATGGTGAACAGGAGCCGGCCGATCGGCGACGACGTGTCGATCGACTCCGTCAGTGAAACGAACTCGAGGCGCCTGGCCTCGAGCATATCGAGCACGCGCAGCATGTGCTTCGTCGATCGAAAGAACCGGTCAAACTTCCAAACGACGACACCGTCAAATTTCCGCGTCTCAGGTTTCTTGAGATCCGTCGACTCGATCGCCGCCATCAGCTCGTCGAAGGCCGGTCGCGACTCCGAGGCGCCGCTCCAGCCCTGGTCGACATATTCCCGCACGATCGTCCATCCGCGCATACGGCACATCTCGCGCAGCGGTTGGAGCTGCGCCTCGGGATCCTGACCTTTGAACTCGTGGCCCGTGGTTTCGTCGTGCGTTGCCTCGGCCCTGCCACAGGTGCGGCAGATATCCTTCGAGACGCGCGCATAGAGTGCGACCTGGTTCATGCGCGGCGCACTCGTTTTCTCCTGGGACGCCGCAGATAGAACAGGTCTAGATCCTCGTTCCTCTTGTAGCCCCGAGCCTTGAGAAAGGCTGCTCCCCCCTCTTTCGAACCATGGAGGGTGCTGATCGACTTGAAGTGCTGGAAAATTGTCTCGTTAATTTTGGATCTGACGCCAAACCGCCTGGCCCAGACCGGAACAAAAGAGCCGGCGGTTTCAAAACGGTCGCCGCGACCCCACCCCCACACAATGCCGACGGGTGATTGATGGTTAGGAACGTACAGAACATAGATTGTGTGCGCGAAGCCGATAGTCGCCCAGGTGACCCAGGCACGTTCGATCTCGGGCTTCCACTTTTCCGTTTTCTTCATTTCCCTGTTTACTCATCAGTACAATTTCCCGACAAAAATACCCTTTTTCAATTCAGGTGAATTGAAACAGCAGAATGCCCCTCTGACGACTGGAGATTCGCTCGTCAGTGGGTAGGCGGAAGGAGCTTGGCCGCACTCAGCAGCTCATCGATGCGGGCAGACATCTGAGCGAAGGCCAGTTGCCCAGTAAGGGCGGCGGCGATGCGGAGCACGAAGCGATCGATTTGCTCATCCGTGTAAGGCGCAGATTTCGGCGCGGCCGCCGAGTGATCGCGGTTGTAGCAGCGCGCGGGCGCCGGCTTCTTCGCAAGTTGTGCGCGTATGGCGGGCATTGCGGTTCTCTTTCATTTGCAGCTTCGAGTTTAGATTCCCTGCTCTGCCCACACGCGCAGAAAACCGCGTCGAAAGCGAACGAAAGTAACCGCGCTCGTGAAGGTGTTGACGGTATTGACAGCGTTGACTGAGAAGGTTCCCCACTCAGCCTGTACAGGCTAGAATGCAAATCATGAAGATCGAACCCTGTGTGCGCTGTGGCCGCGCCCTCAAAACCGCCGAAAATATCAACGAGACTGGCGAACCTGCCACGATCGCCTACACCGTGCTGCGAACCACCGGAGTTCGACCGATGACCCGCGCCAGTGCGCGCCGCCGGGTGCTCTGTATGCCGTGTAGCATCTCCATCGCCTTTGGCCCGGCCCCCCAAAGCGGAGCCTTCAACGAAGATGTTTATGAGGGCTGCGTGGAATTATCCGAAAAAACTCCGCAGCTCACCGCGGTCGCTCACGAGCAGAAACACAATCCACCAGCGCGCCCACGCCTCATGCCCGGCTCAAAACCAGACGAAACGCTGACCACACAGAGTTTGCGAGCGCCCTACAGCGACGACACCAAACTGGCGAGTTAGCCTGTACAGGCTAGACCTTGCTCGCGAGTCTGTTGAGCACGGCGGCAACGTCGGCGCGGATCCGCGTCTCGCTGGAGAGCACGCCACTCATCACGGCGTTCGTGACGTGTGATTTGATTCTCTCGGCTTCGCTGATGACGTACTTGTGCACCGCGACGCCCGCAGCGAACGCGGCAACGATAGAAAACGCTGCAAGTCCTGAATTCATTAGATTCCTTCCTCTCATCCTGCAACCTACATCTAGAAGCTATTGAGCCGCGGTCGCCTCGGGTGCCGACTTCTGAGCCACCTGAATTCCGAACGGCAACTTGATCGAGCTCTCGCCCGGCATGGCCATGATCTTTTCCGCCGTGCGATTGAAAACGTAGCCAGTGCAGATGATGCCCCAGGTATCCCAGAAGTAGCTGGGCAACTCCCACGGCACGGCCCCGGCAAACCACCGCGTGTGCCCGAGTAGGTTCATCAGGCAATAGTTCCAAACGATGACGGCCAGCCCAATCCAGATCACGCTAGGGCGGGCGCGGCGCGTGTAATTGTCGCCTGACGTTTCCTCGGCGCGGATGTTCTGGCCGGCGATGTCGTTGAGCTTGGAGTTATAGTCATTCTCGGCGGCCGTGAACTGATCTTTTTGGGCGTCGAGTTGCGCCTGCAGCTTCGCCTTGTCCTCGGGCGACATGTGGAACTGCGAAATGAGACCCTTCACACTGTCCAGCAGGGAAGAGCCGAGCACATCCTGAATTGAGATTCCCATAACGTTGTTTCCTTTTCTACCTACCCCGCCAGAATCCGAAGTTGCTCCTACCGCGCTAAAATGTGGGGCATGATCGCCCGCGATAAAGACTTGCAAAAACGGCTCCGAATCCTCTGCCTGGCGGCCAGCCAGGAGGACGACCCCGAAGTGCTAACGGAGCGGGTCGAAGAAATCTGCGAAGTGCTGGACCGGATCACTCCGCCGGCACCGAAGCCTTTGCCTGCGGCTTAGGCAGGCTGCACCCCCTGCTGTGGCAGATCGTGATACTCCACAGCGATGTCTTCGCCACGCTCTTCGGCTGCGGTGCAAAGGTCCATCAGACGACTAAAAGCTTCTTTGCTCTGACTCACCCAGTCGGGTGCCGGTCCGTGGCTTTCGCCGACGAGCGTGCAGCCCAGCGAGTCCTCCGGTTTGTTCCCTTTGTGCATGCGAATGGCTGACCGGCCAGGAACACCGAGAACCTCCGGGGTGACGTAGCCGAAGTGCGGACTCATTGAGAGCTTCACCTTAAACACTCCACAAGGAATGCAGGGATGGCCAGCATGCACCGGATGAAAGCGCGAGGGCTCGAGCGTAAAACAGAATTGCTGGCCCTCGATAGTAAGCCGGCCCAGGATGGAGCGATCGGTTTCGTTGAGGCGATAGACATCGAGTCTCATGCCGAAACCTCAATAGCTTTCAGGTTGCGGCCGCGGCGCCGGCGACGTCCGCTCGAGCTCGTCATTGTCAGCGGAAAGCCTTGTCCGTTCTGCCCTTTCACTGAATTACCGAGGGCTATGACGTGTTGCTTCCAGTCGTCGAAGGGAAGGGAAGCGAAACGGAATTCGCGGCAGATCAGGACGTAGATGCGATAGCCGGTTTGCCAGGGATCGCCAGCCTGGGCGGAAGCACGCAACTGCGATGAGGAGAGTCCGATCATGCGTGGCGGATCCAGTGCAGCAGGATGGCCTTGAAAATTACTTTGGCGCCCTCGCCGGCGATGCCGCCGACCAGGGCATAGAGCACGGCGATGCGCACGCCGGCGAAGCGTAACCGGTTCTTCAGGCGGTCGATCACGATATCGCGCTCTTCGAGCGACGTGTGCAACTGATCGATGACGCGATCGCGATCGGCTACGGTGCGGCCGAAGATGCGCAGCTGCTTCCAGTTTTCATTCAGCTGATCGCGCAGCTTCGCCGGCGTGGCGTCTGTGTACTGCGAACTGCGATCAGGATTTTCGTGGAGATCCACGCCCTCCACTGTGGCGCGGCGCCGCCCGCGCGGCAATTGGAGATTTGCTTCAGGATGCGATCAGAACGTCAGGTGGCTTCCGTGGCGGGCTGATGCGCTGCTGTTGGCAGTGGCAGTGATCGTGTACTGCGCGGTGGGATTGTTTTCAAATGTGTAGTCGGCCTTGGCTTGGTCGGCTGTGAGAACTGCGTTGTACAAGCCGGTTTCATCGAGTGAACCGTGCCCCCACCCGGTGAGCGAAGTGCCGGTCGCGAAATAGTACCAATCGCCGGTACTGGCTCCTGGATTGACAGGGGACCCCGAGCTCTCGTAAGTGGCGGTGGATTGCGCCGCTCCGTCCACGTAAATGGTCAGCAGCCCAGCGCTGCCGCCGACATGAGTCATCACCACGTGGTGCCATACTCCACCGCCATAGCTGGTGGTAGTGCAGGTGCCTTTGTAGTTGGTCGCTCCGGTAAAGATTGCGCCGCCAATGGCAAAAGGCGTCCCGCAAGGGCTGCCGCTGATGCTTTCTACTTGAAAGCCGTTGAGCGGGCCAGAGGAGCGGTTGCCCATCAGTCCTTGGCTGGTAGCGGTATCGTTGCTCGATTCCCAAAATTCGACGGAGAAGTTTCCGATGATGGCGGAGTTCGGCGCATAGCCCGTATCGAAATGATTGGTGCTCGTGTTGTTGTTCCCGGACTCTTCGTAGACTGGGGGAAAGGTCGTGTTGTCGAGTTTTATGATGCCGGTGTTGGTTGGGGAGGGTGCGTTGCCGATGGAATCTACCGTGCTCAGAGCGCTGGTCGAGCCGTTGTCATAGCCCCAGTGGTATCGCAGCAATCCTCCTGGAAAGAGCGTTGTTCCGCAGGATGCCGAACCCGCCAGATTGCAGGAGAAGTCCGTGGGGCTTGATTTGCCGATCATGGCGTAAATCGTCTGGTCGGTCGTCTTCGAGATGATGGGCAGCTTGATCCACCACTCCGCCGTGCCCGCCGTGGCCGAGTAGCTATTAGGCACGAGTTCATAGGTAAGCACCGTTCCGCCCGTGCTGGCCGTGCAGAACACAACGTCTTTCGCGCCCGCATCCGTTACCTGCCCAGTATTTCCCGTGCTTTTGCAGACTGTGTTTCCGCAGGTGAATAGTTCCGGCCAATTGGTGACGTCCGCACTGAGGCTGGCATTGTGCTTGACCGTGATGGTCGCGGTGTAGGCATATCCTGTGGGGCAGGCCGTCGCCCATACGCGCCCCGACGCGCAGAGAGCAACAAAAAAGAGGGCTATTGCGATTCGTCGCATTGAAGCGCTCCGTTCACGATGGTGGCTGAGGTCACGGCGGTGATGTCCATCACCATGATGTCGTTGGCGGCAACCGATGTCGACGTGAAGTCGGTGACCGTTGTCGAGTGGATCGCGGTCCCGGAAGAGATTGAAACGCCGCTGGTCGATATCGAGTTCGAAGAGGTCGGGATTGCCGTGCCGGTCGCGACTTTCCAGAACTTCACGGTAATGGTCCCCGCGTCGATCGCGAGGTTATAGGCGGAGATGGTGCAGGCGAACGGGACCGTGACGATATCGTAAGACGCTGAGGTTGTGCCGCTCGCCAGGCCCGCGGAATTGTAAATGGTGAAGGGAATGGCGCGCGGGATGGTCGGCTTTCCGGTCAGATCGCTCCAATCCGGCTGGGTATCTGTGAACACGCCCGCGGCTGAGAGCACATTGAAAAACTTGTGAGTCGCTGCAGTTTTTGCGACCGCCGTCGTTCCGATCGTGCCGGCGTCGTTCTTGTCATGAAAGCGTTTGTCGGTCGAATCGACGAAGAGATTATCTTTGCCACTGGACGGCGTCGATGGCGCTGCGACGTTGGTCGCGACGATTTTGCCCGCTTGGGTCACGCCATCCGGGAGATTAACATTCGTCGTTGCGCACGATCCTGCCGAACTGGTCACGTCGCCCGTGAGTGCGGGAAGAAGCGAACAAAGCACTGAGCCGGTGAGATCGCTGAAATCCGGTTGCGTGTCGGTGAAGACGCCAGCAGCCGACATCGCCGAAAACCATTTGTGAGTTCCCGCGGTCTTGGCCACGGCCGTGGTCCCGATCGTGCCGGCATCGTTCTTGTCATGAAAGCGTTTGTCGGTCGAGTCGACAAAAAGATTGTCCTTTCCGCTGGCTGGCGTCGCGGGCGCCGCGATGTTGGTGGCAACGAGCTTACCCGCCTGCGTCACGCCATCCGGCAGGTTCACGTTAGTGGTCGCGCAGGATCCGGCCGAGCTGGTGACGTCGCCAGTGAGTGCGGGAAGAAGCGAACAAAGCACTGAGCCGGTGAGATCGCTGAAATCTGGTTGCGTGTCGGTGAAAACGCCAGCAGCCGACATCGCGGAAAACCATTTGTGCGTGCCGGCGGTTTTCGCCACGGCAGTCGTGCCAACCGTGCCGGCATCGTTCTTGTCGTGAAACCGTTTGTCGGTTGAATCGGAATACAAATTATTTTTGCCGCTCGCCGGCGTCGCGGGCGCCGCGATGTTGGTGGCAACGATCTTCCCCGCCATGGTTGCGCCATCAGGAATATTTGCCAGAGTTGTCGTGCAGGATCCGGCGGAGCTGGTGACATCGCCGGTGAGTGCCGGCATTTGCGAGCAGCTGACCAGGCCAAAGCCCTGCATCTGGAAGTTGGTTCCGTCGTAGGTGACGTCGACGACTCCGTTCAGCGGGATCTCGCCGCCGGTGAGCGCTGCGGAAACGTTCTTCTTGATCGTGATCGCGCTGAGGCCATCGACGACCAGCGTGCTCGCTGCGGTGTTGGCATGTGTCGCGATAAAAATGAACTTCGATCCTGTTTTCAGCGCCGGACCGAGCGGCGCAATCGTGGTGATCACGTACGCATTCGCTGCGCCGGAATCGACACCGAAGAAGGGAAGTCGCGAGCCCTTGGTTTGCGTGTCGAGGTTGATGTAGGGCACCGGCGTGACGAAGCCCCCGCCTCCGCCTCCGGTCAGGTTGAGCAGAAGAATCGGTTTGATGCCGATCTGCACCGTGCCGCCAATCAAGTTATGCGTCGTGCCGTCTGCGAGCGTCTTGTACTGCGTGTAGCCGGAGGGGTAGGGATAGATGGTTGTGCCGCAGCTGCCCGCAGCGCAGGTTTTTGAGTTGTCCCACACTGCGAGCTCGAGCACGCCGCCAGGCGTTGTGAAAATGCAGCTATAGATGCTGCCGGAATGCGAGCACGCAGTGGTCAAGGTGTTGCCGGCCATCCAGCTTTCGACCTGCGTGTATGCCGCATTTGCGGTGGCCGCGGTGCTGGTGGAAGAGCCGAGCCCGATGCCGCCACCGCGAAAGTTGTACCAAACTTCTTCGCGAAGGCCCTTTGACCAGGCGTAGAGATAGTCGCGCGCGATGTAGCTGGCCTGCATGTCGGCATCGGTATACGGACCGGTCCATCCGGTGCCGGAATATCCGCCCTCGGTGTCATAGAGCGGCTTCGCCAGCTCCGCGCTGGCCAGGATGCCGTTGACGGCCGCAACCCAGGAATCGGCGGTGGATTCAAACGAAGCCGGATACTGATCGCCCCACTTCAGGTGGAAATTGATCAGGTCCGTCCAGTCAGCGCCGGCGCTGCCGTGCGTGCAACTCGAGTCGCCAGCGCGCGCGCCCGTGCAATAGAGAAACGCCTGCCCCTTCGCCAACGGGACCGGCGGCGCATGATAGCTGGGCATGGCGACGAGAGCCGTGGGATCGACCGCGCCGGTGAGCGTGACGCTGGTGACGGTGCTGCGAACTGTGGCGCAGCTCTCGCCGGTGTACGGATTGGTTGTGGCGCCTGAAGCTGCGACGCCTTTGATGATGCAAACCGCATCGATCTCCATGCGGCGCAACTGGTCGTAGCTGCCGGTGAAGAACTTGGGAAAGTCCGGCTCGTTGGCCGTCTCGTAAATCTTCACCGCGGCATGCGTGGTGGTGTAGCCGGCCGCGTTCACGTGCGTCGTCAACGCTGCCACTTCGTTGCGGAAGAAGAGGTTTGTCCCGGTGCCGTTGGAATTCAGATCGCTCGGCGGATCGCACTGGCCATTGCCATAATTGCAACTGCTGTCGCTCGGGTTGGAGCTGGCGAAGCTGGGCGTGCGCGAGCCGAGCACCAGCTGAACGCAGCTGATGCCGCCGGATTTGAGGTTCGCGAGCGTGGAATCGAGCGAGGTGAAGTCGTAGACGCCGGCCGAAGTGTTGATGAACACCCACTCGAGGCCGGCAAGATCCCAGCCGCGGGCGCAGCCGTAGGTCACCGTGGGCAAGGACGAAGTGTTGTTCGGATCGACGCCGAAGTAGGTGACGGGGATGGTGGTCTGGCCGCGCACAAAGCAGCAGAGCAGCAGCACAACCGCAAAAAACAAAACCGAATTAAGAAGTCGTTTCATATCGCGAAGTACGCTCCGAAAAGGCTGTCGCCGAGGTCGACCGTGAAAGTCGACGTTACTGACGCCGAAGATCCATCCCAGGTGAAATCGAAACGCCACTGGCCGTTCTTGATCAGGCAAAAGACGGTCGAGGGAATCTTTGACAGAGCGAACGTCTGCGTGACTCCGTCGACTTGCGACGAGAGATCGTCCACCTGGAGCCGAGCGTGTGCCCTGACGTCGCGCACCAGTTTGGTGGGATCATTCGGATCCGGATACGCGGCGCCGATCTGTTCCCACACGACGGAGCCCGAATCCATCAGGTGAATACGCGTCGGCTGTTGGCCTGCGACTGGCACGGATTTCGCTCTCTCCTCAGTTCAAGTAGTAATCGCCGGTATCCCAACCCAGGGGATCGGCTGGAATCGCAAACGGATAATCGGTGACGTCAGCCAGGCTCTCCACCTGATTGCCGAAGCTGTTGAAGCTGGTGAACTTGAAATGCACGGTCTTGCCAAACCACTTCGGGTCGACCAGCAAGTGCACGAATGGGCCGCCGAGAAATAAAAACTTCGAGCCGCTAGGGTGATCGCCGATCGGCGTGTAGTAGACGCCGCGGCGAATCTTGTTGCCCGCGCCGGTGGCCTTCAACGTGTACTGATGTGCCGCCGTGAGCTGCGCCAGGCCGTAGGCGATCAGCTCGTAAGGAATAGGATCCACGCCGCCTTCGACGTAGCACACGCTCACGAACTCGTCTTCGTATGCGGTGGAGAAAGAATCGAGCGTGGAGAGGCTCTCGCTCAGATCCACGGGCAAATCGTCAGTCGTATCCGGATCCGTTGCCGATGGGAAATCGGCCGCGGTCACGCCCATCACGCTGCGCCCCACCTGCGTGGCCACCTGTGAATACGTCGTGCCATCAAGCGAGGCCCATACCAGCGCGCCGCCCCAGTCGGGGCTGGCGCCGGAGACTCCGATATCGAGGAACACGCCGCTGGCGCCGCCGTTGAGCTGCGGCGTGGCCATGAACATCGCCGGCGGATTCACCGGACCGGGCGGATGATCGGTTTCCACCGCCGTGCCTTGCTGAGCTGCCGATTCGATTTGCTGAGGGGCGTTTAGGGCATAGAGAAATAGTTCAGCTTTGCACTCGATGATCTTTTTCCCATTCTCATTGGCCTCGGTGATGCGCACCGGTAATTTGTTCAGGCCCGCACGCGCGTCCGTGAGCGTGACGGAATCCATCGCCTCGAGGAGCGAGTAGCGGACCCCCGAAACCTCGAAGGCATATTCCAGATCTTGCATCGATTGCTTCTTCACCAGCACGGTGGCGACTTTGTCGGCGACGTCGCGCGTGAAGATCGTTTTGTAATTCTTGGGCTGGGCGCGCTGCGTCATGCGAGCGTAAATGCCGCCCTGGTCGGCGCCGGTGGTCTGGGCATCCGCATAGTCATTGTCGCGATCGATGAAGGCGACCGGCTGCAGGTTGAACTGATCAACGGAGCGCTTGATGCTGATCTTTACCGGCCTTTTTTTGTCCCGGAAGTCGCGATCGGTGAAATCGTAGACCGGACCGGCCGCGCTGGGCGCGATGTACACCACTCCGTTGCCGGCCTCGGACCGTTCGCAGTAAGGCACCAGCTTGATCTGGAATCCGCTGGCCACGATGGCGACGTTCGCAATCTCGCAGATCTCTTTGAACCAGTCGGCCGCAGTGCGCTGCTGGTCCATGGGTGCGGTCACGTAGATTCCGTATGCCTCGCAAAATGCCCGCACATCGTCGGGCAGCGCCATGATGGGAATGCCGTCGTTGAGCCCGAGCGCCGCGAGCGAAAGCGCAAGCATCTGCAGCGTGGTGAAAGTGGTGTTCCCGGAATAAGCCGCATTGGTGTAAATGCCCAGGAGCGCGATGCCCAGCAGCACATCGGCGGGATTGCAGTCGCCCTCAGCCGTGAGCGAATAGTAGCCGGTGGCTTCAACGGACATTTGCGGGTAGCTCGCGCCGGTGCCCAGGTCCAGGCGATCGCTGCCCCATCCGGAACAATCGGGATAGATCACCTGCTCATCAGTGTGATTCACATACTCGGATCCGGACCCCAACTGAGGCTCAAATTGCATGCCGAAGGGAATTGCGCTCAGCGGGTTGCCATCCCAGGAAGAAGTGGGGATGCGGAAGGCGACGCGCACGATCGCGGTTTTGCCATTGAGCGAAGAGTCAACGTTGACCACCAGTCCGGATACGGAATAAGCCCAAGGCGCTCGACTGGTGACTCCGTACGCGGCTTCGAAGACTTCCGGAGGATCCCAGAACGAATTCCACAGCCAGCGCTGCTGCACTCCCGATCGCGTGCGCGTGCCGGCCGGATCCCCAAAATCTGAAAACGATTCATCGACGTCGACCTCGGCCGAAACGCCGAGCACGGCGAAGAAGTTTGCGTCGTCGACCGATCCCGTCGAATAGGCGTAGCTGATGTCGACTTTCTGGCCTGCGTCGCCGGCGTTGAATGTGTACACGCCAGCGGAGACCTGATACTCGCCGAGGCCTGAAGGGTTCGCTCCGGAATAATCGAGCGCCTGCCCGCCGTGATACTTGACTGGAGGATTGCCCAGAGCGGTGACAAAATCGGCCGCGTGCGAAACCGTGATGGTGTAAGGACCGGACGAAGGAATGGTGTGCGTCTCGACAACAACCGCCGTCTTCGGAATGTGGCCGCTCAGATTGACGGCGCCGCCGGAAACCGCCAGCGAGAGATCGGCGCGGCCGAGGGCGAAGTGATCTTTGTTCGACCAAGCGTCGAGCAGATGCAGCAAAGGCGCAGTGGCCAGCAACCAGTCACAGGCCGTCGTATACGACTTGATCTTGACGCTCTTCTTTCCGCCCATGGATTTGTTACGGCGCGGTCTGCGCGACGCTCTGCGCGTTCTTTCCTTTCTTGCCCTGGTCGCTCATGTAGTAACTAAAATCGTTTTGCCAGATCAGTCGGCCCTGCAGCCGGGCGCGTCCGAAGAGAAACGGCATCGTCGCTCCATACACGGAAGTGTTGAGTCGCACGCCGGTGACTTTGGGGGCCGAATTGGCGTTAGTCTTAAACATTTGTCGGTTGCTCCTTTTTTGCCCAGGGCGAGAAGAACTCGAGCCGGCCGGCGGCGAAGGCTGGGTGATAGCGCGCATCAGCCTCCATCACGCAGGGCGGGTACGCGTGGACCACTCTGGGCCAGGCGCTGATGATGCCGCCGTGCATATCGAGCGAACCGCGCTTGCCGGCGACCCGCACCAGCACAATGTTTCCCGCGGTGGTCATCTCGGTCGAAGAACAGAAGTTCTCAACCATTTCGCCGGCATGGCGCAGGATGCGGAATTTGTAATGGTCGTTGCTGGCGTGCAGAAACCAGTCTCGCGGATAAAAACTTTCCTCAGCCTGCGCCGTGAACAGACCGATCTTGCTGAACACCTCGAGCAAGAGCGTGTAGCAGTCGCAGCCCACGCCCTTGATGCGCCCCATGTGGTGATACTGCGTGCGCAGCCAGGTACGCGCTTCAGCGACGGCCGCGAGGCGCTGCTGATTCTCGGCCGGATTCATTGGATCGCTCATACCGCCTGCTCCGGCAAGGGCACTCGCGGGAAGCCGGCCAGATCCACACCGCCGGCGCCGCTGAGAGTTTGATCTTTCGGCGCGGGCACGAATCCGGTGAAGCTGAGCGGATACGTGTGGGGATCCACGTACAGCGGACGGAAGAGATAGAAAACGTTGTATCCGCCGATCACTTCGGAGTGCTGCACCTGCGCGATGAAGTTTTTCAACGGCGAGGCCGCGAACATCAGATAGCCCAGGTCGAATGTGCCGGGCGCATAGACCTGGTCTGCGGTGGGGGCGGTCTGGCGCGCGACGATCTTCTGCACCGTGCCACCGTGCCCGGCGACGCATTGGAAAATTGTCCAGTGCGCGGGATCAGGATCGAGATCCGGAGGAAGGCCGGGACCTACCTGCAGACTGCGATTGTTCGATTCGATGAGCTGCTGCGGCACTTGCCGGTTAAACATTTCGGTGACGGAGTTCACCGTGATCGATGCCGTGAGCCGATCGACCTCGACAGGGGCGATGCGGCCGCGAAACATTCTGACGGCGCCCAGCGAATCGCAATCGCCGAATGTGGGCATGTAGACGCGAAGCCATTTCGCCCAAACACCCTTCCAGAGACCCTGCTGAAAGCCCTGCAGCATGGTGAGGATGGTCGCGCCGCTGACGGGATCGGTGACCATGGCCTCATCTCCGCGAAACTTCCAATCGAGCCGCAGCGAATCGACGTCGAGCCCGATCTTCGATTTAAAGCCGCTGTTCTTAATATTCGCTGGCTTGTAGACGTCGCCGCGATAGGTGAGCGGACTCGAGGCATCGCAAAATCGGCCGAGCGTTGTTGGCAGCACGATGCCGGGAGGCGTGTAGCTGCTGTCGTAGGAATATTCCACACCCACTCGAGTCACGGTGAGCACGGCGCCAGGCACAATGCAATCGACAAGACTGCTAGCGTCGCAGAATACTCTGATCACGATCTGGCTGAAGTCGAAGCTCGACATCGGCCCGAGCGAAAGAATCGCGCTGGTGATGTCGACAGAATAGTCGGTCAGCGTCGTGGAGATGGATCCCAAGTACAGAGGATTGAAACTCGCACCGCCATCCAGCGAAATATCAAACTCGTAGCCAGGTTCCCATGGGGAAGAGCCGCCAAACTCTATGTTCGTCCCTGGTATGGCCAACGCCGAAACCACGGCAACAACATGGGTGATCGCACTGCGCGGCCCGATTGGCCCAGCTGGAGCTGAGAAATCGAAATATCCCGGGTCATGAAGCCCCACGATGTTGTTGGCCTTCCAGCGCCTGATGACGACCGAAGAACCGGTCAGATCCCGGTAGTCGCCGTAGACGCCAGGCCCGGCGAAACCGCCAGGCACTATATAGGAACTGAAACTGGTGAGCGCAAAGTTGGGATCCGCGGGCGCAGGCCTGCCCAAGGCCCCGTTGATGCCTGGCGCGGTGAATTCATAGAGTTCCTGCGTCATCACGTTGTCGTGAGCCAGGAGCCACGCCTTGAGCGCTACTGTGCCGTCGCTGCCGTCGCCTTTGATCGCAGTCCTCACGCCGCGTTCCTCCGGCGCACGCTGCGCAGCTCGACTTTGTGGTTCAACCATAGCGATTGCGCGAACTTTTCAAAGTCGGTGTCGTCTTTTTTGAAGCGGCAGAGAAAATAGAAGTCGAACGTCGCCGTCACAGGGAAAATGCCGGGGTCCGTGATCCATGTGATGTACTGGCCATCCCAACTCACGCCGGACGCAGTGAAGCCGGCCAGCGTGGGATCCCAGGTATAATCCGTGCCCTCGATCGCGAGCCCTCCGTTGATGAAGATCTGCGGATTGCCATTCACGGCCAGGATCGATTCGTCAAAGCCGCCCAGATTGCGCGTGATCTGGCTGTATTTTGTGCCGCCCACTACGGTCACAGTAAGAGCGCCGGCCTCGACGTGGCTGTCTGTGGAATCATGGATCAGAAATGGCTGCCAGGCGGCGGCACTCTGCAGAAAGAACCCGAGCAAAGCCTGGTACTGGTGGTAGGGCAGGGCAGTCAGCGTTCCCCAGGTCTCGGTGGCATCGTCGTAAAGCCATTCATAGATCAGATCGAATTCCCAGAGCGGATTCTGGTACTGGCGCACGCGCACTTCATCGCCCGAAGGCGATGGATCGTCGACGCCCAGGGTGGACATGATGGGCCGTTTGGTCAGGTTGTAAGCCAGACCAGGCAATTCGGGATAAATGAGGTCTGCCATCGAAATCAACCACTTTCTCGCGCATTAGAGGCCCGTACAGCGACGATCTCGGGTGAGGTGGGCCTGGACCATTCCCGAATTCCCCTCAGAAGCGGAAGTCCCGCATGCGCCCCTTGAGGCCATCGGCGATGTAATCCAGGTGGTCGTCGAGGTGGTCGCGAAAGTCCTTGCTATCGATCGACGACGACTGGATCGATGTGGGAGCGTGAACCGTGATGCCCGGCTTACTTCCCCCCGGAGAAACGAGATTTCTTACACCGCCGCCGGCGGCGAGGTGGCTCATGCCATAGGACGAATAAGGAGCGGGATGGCGGATCGGGGGCAGGAACGCTCCGCGAAACGCCCCGCGGTTGATCTGGTCGAGGGTCTCCACCCCGATGCTCTGCACTCCCCTGGCGTTGACTACATACTCTTTGTCGCTGAGCATTGCGGGAATAGAATCGCTGGTCGTTGAGCCAGGCCCGCGGAGAAAACCGCCGCCCACAAATCTCATCGCCGCGTAGCCGCCTGCCGCAAATCCAAACATCCCTCCAAACAAATTTTTAAGAAGAAAGTGCCCCACACCCAGTTTGGCGTCTACGTGGGCGATCTCGACGCGAATCCTGTTCCCGTTCATCGCTTTTGCCAAGTTGGGATCGCCTGATGTTGATCTCGGCACAGCTGTACCGGCGCTGCTCGATGAAGAGGAACCAACTGCTCCGCCATCGGCGAAGCCTTTATTGATTGAATCGAGCTGACTGACTCCGACCCGTCTTACGGCGTCCGCCTTCACCACGTATTCACC